TTAATTAATAATGGTATTAATCCATTTGAAAAAACGCCGGAACCAGATCCAGTCTTTTATTTAAATAATTTAGCTCCTGATCCTGGTAAGGTTGGCGCTAATGGATTATCGAGTACCGGTAATTATGGTAACTTGAAACCTGGTTCATTATCTGATAGAATTATAAATGGTAGCGGAGGTACTGGAGTCATCGATACAGACTTTACGAAAGCAGTTGCATCTGGTTTGGTCGGTTCTACTATGGCAAATGGATCAGTTGGCTGTGTAGAATTTGCGACTAAGTTCGGTTCCTATTTCTCTAAATTCTTAGCCGATGAATTATCGAAAGGAACCGTTAACGTTGACGTATTGATGCAAAATGCTAGAGCTGCCGGATTACAACACGTGACTAGCGGAACACCGGCAAAAGGTGATATAATAGTATATCATAATGATGCCGAAGGTTATAACCATGTCGTTATTGCCGACGGACAAGGCGGTTATTATGGTAACTCATCTTCACAAAATAAAGGCGTTCATGGTAGCGACTTCCACGAAATGGGTAGTTGGACAAATTATGCTGGGTTCATTTCATTACAAGGAAAGTAAATGAAAATATCAGATTTTTATGAGGCTGAACAGCCCAAAAAGAAAAAAGATTCTGTCCTTGGCAGGGCAGTTAGTACTGTCAAGGAGAATCTTATTAAAGCCAAGGCGATAGCTTTCGGTCAGTTTAATCGACGAGGATCTAATCCAGGTTCTCGTACATACGATTTAGAAAGAATTAAAAATGCAATTCTTACCGATTCATATTTATCGGTAGCAATTAGAAAATTCTCTCAGCTTATTACAAAAGCCGGGTATCAAATTAAATCTAAAAATGAAGCCGCAGCTGACTATATTAATGACAGATTGCGTATTATAGAATTTCGTTCTAAAATTCCTTTTTATGTTTTAATAACTTCTATTGCAAAAGACTTGTATACTTTCTCAAATTCGTATATAATTAAAACTAGAGATAATGATACGCAAAAATTTGGAGTTAAAGCAGATCAAATTTATAAAGGCGGTTCGATCTCTGGTTTATTCTTAGCAGATCCTTGCAATGTCACAGTGCAGCGAGGAGACGATGGAAGAATTGATCATTACCTAATCGATGGAGAAGAATATTCTCCGAACGATGTAATTCATTTGTACATCGATAAAATGAATAATGCCGAGTATGGCACCTCTAGAATGTTTACCGTTCTAGAGGATGCATCTATGCTGCGGAAAGCTGAAGGATTGGTTATGACGATATTATATCGTTTCGCCACTCCTATTTTGCATATAAAAGTAGGTAATACAGCCGAAGGTCAATATGCTACTCAAAAAGAAATTGACGATGCAAGAAATGCTTTCCAAGATATGCCTAATGACGGCTTTATCGTAACGAACGAAAGAACGACAATTACGTCTGTTACTCCCGATATGAAAGCTAACGATTTATTAAATTTCTTATCGTATATGGAGCAACGTATTTTTACCGGTCTCAATGCTTCAAAATCTTCGATGGGTCGAGGTGGTGGACAGTCCTCAGCCGACAATACGGAAGCATTAATGCATGACGAAGTAAAAGCGTTCCAGAATGTAATTTCTTCTTTTATCGAAAAATATTTATTTACTGAATTATTACTAGAAGGTGGATTTAATCCATTAACTAATAAAGACGATTATGTATTCTTCGACTTTAACGAAGTATCGATCGATACAAAAATTAAAGTTGAATCTCATACGATTCAAAAATATCAAGGTAACGTTATTACTCTTGATGAAGCTCGTCGTGAACTTGGCTTCGATAATGAAGTATCTGAAACGGATATGTATGCATTTAAAGTTACATTGGAATCTCAATTAGAACAAATCGATGCACAAGCAGATGCATCTATTAAAACGTCCAAAGAAACAATGCAATTACAACCGGCTCAACAATCAAGCAAAGATGGTTTAGATGAACGGAGCTTTAACGGAAAAAAGAAACAATCGACTCCGAATAAATATTTCTCGAACGATGCAAATCCTCAAAATCAAAATACAATTCAAGATAATCCGATTGCGAAAGAATTCGTAATGAAGGAATCTTTAGAAGATAATATTAAAGATTATGAGAAAAATTTTAGCGATATACACGCAAGTTACAATCGACTAGGTAATATATTGGCGAGTCGTGGCTCTACAAAGCCTGTAGTTACCGAACTCTTGAAAAAGTTAAATAAACATTTGACAGAGTCCGCAAGGCGTGGTGTTAACGATTCACATGCGAACAATAAAACTAATGGAAAGATAATTGATCCGATAGTCGATTCATTTGAAGACTATTCTTCAAAAAAAATTAATAAGATAGTCGAAGATTTAAAATCTGCGACAAAAAACAATAAAGATAAAATATACATCGATAATCAACTTTCGAAAACGGAATATCGATTAAGATTCTTATGTGATTATCTCACAAAGAAAGCTTACTGGTGGAATTACGTTCAACAATGTAAAACCGACGGTGTAAAAACAATCGAAATTCAATTCGAAAATAGCGATCATCAAAATGGCCGCATGACCCATTTCGATATCGATAAGATTACTATCGAAGATATTCCAGCTTACACTCCATATTGTAAGTGCTCAATTAAGCCTATAATGAAAGGATAAACATGGAATTCCGTGAATATCTTGGGTTTAATCCTGTAGACGTAAAAGAGTCCGCAGTCGCACACTCTCATTCTTTATCTAACAACGTTAAAGCTAAAGGATTAAAAGTGGAAATAGAAGCACTACATTTTTATCCGTATGCTACTCGTAATGATACACGTTATTACGAATCTGCAATGAGAGAGTCGTTGCATAAATGGACTTATCCTTATAACATTCCAGTTATTAAACATCATAACGACGAAGACGGTGAAACAATCGGTCGCGTTATTAATGCCGAAATTAAGGAATCTCAACGATTACCTGGTACGAAAGCATTAGTATTAACTGCCGATATTTTAACGCCTGACGCTCAAGAAGAAGTTAAGAACGGATTGTTAGATACTGTAAGCATTGGCGCTCGCGGCGACGAAGTTCGTTGTTCTATTTGTGGACAAGATTTAGCGAACGACGGTTTATGTGAGCATGCTCGAGGAACTAAATATGACGGCGAGATGTGCTATTGGGATTTTAAGAAATTAGAACCTAAAGAGCTATCTTACGTTATTGTTCCATCTGATGCATATGCTAAGAATATTAAAGTATATGATGATAATGCAGAGCCGGCTCAAGTTGAACCGGTTCTTCCTATTAGCTCATTAGAAGGAGAACATGACGGCAATAAAATTGTCGTTAAAGAACACATGGAAAAAGAACCTAAAGTAATTCCAGCAGAAGTCGAAGCAAAAGAATCTGCTGAAGTAACTCCAGCTCCTGCTGAAGAAACAGAAACTCCAGCTAAAGTTGAAGAACCTACTGAGGTTAAAGAATCCGAAGATACTAAATTCGAAGAATTGTCTGCTAAAGTTCAAGAGCTTATCGAAGCTAAAGAACAAGTAGAAAAAGATTATAAAAATTTAGCTTCTGATTTCTTAGCTTATAAAAATGAAGTTCGTGAACAACTTCAAGCTGTTGTATCTTCTAAAGAAGAATTGCAAGAAGCAATTGATTCTGTAAAAACTGTTAAAGAAGGTCTTGAAACTTTGCGCTCTGAAAGCGAAAAAGCTTTACAAGACAATGTAACAGCCGTTAAAGAATCCTTGGAAGAAAAAATTAAAACAATTGAACTTTCCACTTCCAAAGTCGAAGATCCTGTAAAGAAAACTGAGGTTAAGCCAGTTGTCGAAGTAACTGAATCCTTATCCGATCTTTACAAATATTTTAAATAATAAGGAGCTCTATTACAATGCCTAATTTTGATCTTAGTAAAGGCCCTAATCGCTTCACCACTGGTTCTAACGGTAAAGTATTCAAAGGCCTTGGCTTCAAAGCTTTCAATAATGAAGAACGTCGTGTAACACGTACTCAAGTTCGCTTGAACACTGCAAACCATGACACTTCTAACGTATCTTACTGGTTGGATTCTCGTTTGCCAGTTGCTTTCCGTTATAACTACGCTGAAATGTACAATCAATTGGTTATTCCAAAAGGTCGTATCGTAGCCGTAGATCCTGACGTAAAATCTGCAAAAGAAAATCCTGAAATTTTCTTAAATGTATTAACACTTGCTAACGGCGGTTCCCCTGTTCGTTTGCGTAAAGCTGGCGATACTTATAATGCTGCTACTGGTCTTGTTTCTCCTGTCGGCGTTGGTCAACCATTGGAAAACATCGATGTTGAATGGACTCCAGTAAATGCTGCAGCTTATACTGCTGACTTCTATCAACCATTTGCTGGTGGTAAAGGCCCTCGTGCTTTGGCTACTGATGCTGGTTTAGAAAAAGATAAAGTTACTGGTCTTTTAAAAGAAAACGGTAAACCATCCATGGCTCATCGTGCTGGTAACGTGCCTATCGGTATCATGTCCCGTAACGAAGCTACTCGTGATGAAAACGCTTGGAACGGTATGACTCCTGGTGCTATTAAAACTGACGTAATGGTAGAATTGCCTCATTTCTTATTTAAAGATAAAGCAGAGCAAAACCCTTGGGGTAGTGCTTATGGCGCATTCTTGCCTGGTGACCTAGTAAAATCTGATGAAAACGGCCGTGTCGTTAAATCTCCATTGTCCGACGAAACTCTTCTTGCTGCTATGACTCCTGCTGAAGTTGAATTTGAACGTCAACAAGTTATCGGTCAAGTACACGAAGTAAATCCTAATTTGGTTCCTGAAGGTTCCACTAAATGGATGAAATGGGCTATTGGCGATCAAGAAGAATTAGCTCAATATGCAGCTGATGGTTATGGTCGTTCTTACCGTCGTGGTGAAGATGTTTACGAAGATTATGCTTACTTCCGTGGCATGGACAACTACGAATATAATTCCTTGTATTCCAACCATGACTTGAACATGAATGCTTCTAATAACAAATTGGACATTTACGATTCTCGTATGGGTGCTAAATATGAATATATCGGTATTCCTGGCTTAACTGATGGCCGCAATGTTGCATCTACTGAACTCAAAGACGTTCTCGTAGGTCAAATGCATGCTGCTGAAGCTGGTAAAGAATACTTAGATTTCAACTTCCAAGTTCCAGATCGTTTTGTAAAACCTGGCACACTTCAAATTTCCATTAACGGTTCCGCTTACACTCCTGTAGTAAAAGGTGGTTTAATCGCTAATGCATTCGAAGTAGTTCACTATAATACAGAAGATAACTTGCTTCGTCTTAAAGTTGTAGATCGTGCTGCAGCTGACGCTATTATTAAAGCAGGTCCTAAAGAAACTGTTGATGTGAAAGTTTCTTATACTCGCGAAGGTCTTGCAGGTGTTCCTACATTCATGGATTGGGACGGCTGTGTAGGCGCAGTTAAAGTATTGTTGCAAAAATAATAGGAGTAACGCATAATAATGGCTATCAATATTAAAGAATTTTTGGAAGATGTTAATACGAAGCGTTCTGCTGCTGTTGAAGCTGCTAAAAAAGAAGGCTTGTCTCCAGAAAAAATTACAGAATCCGTAAAAAAATATGACATGATGAAAGATATGGTCGGCAAATTAAATAAACAAAACTTGTCCGATAAACATTTCTCCATCAAAGAAACAATTATGACAACAGACGTAGTTGATTTGGTTCCTCGTATCATCGAATCTAAAATGATCGAAGCTGAAGATACTCAATCTGTTATCTCTCCATTCTTCACTAAAGTTCAAGCTGGTAACACTAACGGTACTGTAGTAGTACCTATCATCGGTGAATTGCAAGCTCACGAAGTTGCTGAAGGTGGCGCTTACAACGATGAAGCTGTAGAAATCAATACTTTGGAATACAATTCCATCGAAGTTCGTCCTAAAAAAATCGGTCTTAAAGTAACTCTTTCCGAAGAAGTTATTATGGACTCCTATTGGGACATCATGGAAGCTAACCTTTCCCGTATTGGTGGCGCTATGGCTCGTTATAAAGACGAATGGT